TTGCTTGATCGCTCAAGCCTACAAACACCCAGTGGTTCATTGTTCTTTGACAAAAACTCCGTCTACTGTCTTGCCCTTGCGATTTGCAATCTCCCAGTACGCAGTTTGCAAACACTCTGTAGGATCCAATCCTAACTGAGCAGACAATATGATGATGGTTACAAGGCTGTCTCCAATGGCGTCGATGGTTTCATCGCGCTTGTTTTTGGCTAATGAGCCAGCAAGTTCGCCAACTTCTTCCATAACCTTAAGCATTTGGCGCGATGCATTTCGTTCCTGAATCAGCCCTCGCTGATTGCCCCACTCAATGGTGGCTTGAATTAATTCTGTAAAGTTCATTCTTCGTGTATTGATGATAATGCGTAAGCGATTACGAGTAAAACTATTAGTTGCATCATATGAAGTCAGGGTGGTCTAAATCTGGTGAGTAGATACTTGCAAGTAAGTCTATGCAATGCTTTGCTTTCTTTAGGTCTTCAAGACCTCCTTTCGATTTGTACCTGCTAACGTACTTGATGACATTGCCTTGTAAAAATGAAAGTCCATTAGCTTCTGCATACTCCCAAGGCTCTATTGCCATGTCTTTGTAATGCTCCCCGCCTACTTGTTCTTTGTTCATATTGCGTTTGAATTTACGTATCCGACTACCTTGTACGAATTTACCGACCTGATCATAACGTGCTTCTGACCTTTGTATGCACTGCCATATAGAAGCCCTTCTATTCTGTTCATAGTTAACTCGTCTTTGCGTATGTTCGTTGGTGTGTTGTATCGAGAAACTACGTCAATGTTTCTTTCGTGAGTAGAGAGCCTCTTCTTGCCTTTCTTGTAAGCAACCGTTACGTTGCAGTAGTAGATTGGGGGGAGAAGTCCACCCTCCACTTCTTTTTTAAGTGTTTGGCTATCCATTTAAAATCAACAGACTCATTTCTGTGAGAGGATATGTCTTCGTGCTTCATCAGCACGGCGTTATCCCCGTCTTTGTTTTTGATTATGAGCACATAGTAATCCACGCTTGAAGTATAGTCGTTGATGAGAACCTTCGTCTCATAGTGTGTGCATACTTGAACATAGAACGTACCCTTGTTGCTTGAGAAAATGAAGGGGGAGAGGAACGTAATGTCCCTCAACCCCCATTCAATTCCTGCGTACAATCCTACAGCTTTAGAAATCCAGTTCACTTGATTCTACATTCTGCTTTGCAGCTCGTTTCTGCTTAGCCCCTTCACTGTTGGGATCGTAGATGGTTGAGAAAGCCTTGCCTGCCTTACTCATTCGAAGTGTAAGGTATGCATTGCCACCATGACCTTTGTCATTTTTGGCAGTGATGTACTTCTTAAGCATGTCTTCAAGCTCATGCTCTTTTAGCTTAACTGTCCAAGACATCAAACCTCCATCCTCGCTGAAACGAGGCTCTTCTGTGTACCCAATGTACGGGTCGTCATACTTCTTTTCTTGACTCATGAGTATAAGAATTTAGTGTAAAAAAAATGAAAAAAATAAAATGCAATTAAAAAAATTAAAACTCTGGAAACCTTAGACTTCATAGCTTACGTAATACTTTTCGAATGGCTTGTCAGAAGACAGGAAGCTTTCAATGGCAGCTATAGCTGAGTGGAACTTCATCTCTCCGCTGAACAATGTATTTTCCGAGCATTTAACGAGAGCAGGAAGGTACGGATACGTTTTCTCCTGCACAACCCAGTAGAAATCTTTGATGCCAAAAACCTTTGTGTATATGTATGCTTGTATGTCATAGCTGAAGTCGCGTACACTGTACCTAAACTTTTCAACCGACTTCGAAGATTTACTGTCACTGATGTAGTTTTTACCTAAGCAGTCGAGGAAACCTTTTACCTCGATGCCATCAATGGAATCGTTGAACTCTACTTGATATGTTCCGCTTAGATGCGAATCCATTAATCCGCATTCATACAATCTTTCAATCATGTCGTTAGCCATCTTCCAATCGTCAGGAGAGCAGATGATTTTATCATCTTCCATGGCTTGAGTTTTCATCAGATTGACAGCGGCTTTGTATTCGCTTGTCATGCTTGGTCGCTTAGAGGCGCGAGCCTTGTCTGACAACTTAGGCAGGATCTGATCGTCGCTTATGATTACATAAGTGCTCAAAGCCTTCTCGCGCTCAAACAAGAGCATGTCGTACATCGTTCCAAAGTCAAGGGCGTCAGACTTGTACTTCAACTCTCCACGCATGTACCTATCGAAGTTCATAGGGTCTCCGAGAGCCTGCTTTAATGATGAGTATGACAGGTGTCTTTTCCCGTATCTTTTTTCTAACTCGTCGGGTATATTCATTTGTATTTATTTCTTATTGTCTCGTCCACTAATTCAATGACCATTTCTCTTACGAGATAAAACCCATTCGCTGTCAACAGGATTACAAAAAGGTTTGATCCTACGTGTTCACCTAGGGCACTAACCACTGCCCAAGCCGCCAAGGCGACAAGGACAGTGGATGCAACAACGAACACCAACCCAAAGAGTCTAACTTTATCTGCGTACTTCATCGTACAAATTTCATTAATGCTTCTTTCTGCTTATCAGTTAAATTGCTTCCATGCTTAGCCATGAGAGCCTCGTAAGCTTTCTGCTTGTCTGTTTGACCCTTGATGTATTTGATGCAGTTGTCCATGAGCGAAGGACTTTTCGATGAGGTCTGTGGTTTCGTCGATGGCGTAGGGTCTGTTTTGCCGTGCGTGTTGGTTGCATCTGCATCCTTGGTGTCGTCAATCAGAAGCATCGCGTTGAGAGCGTACTTACGAGCATATGATGATGCCGCTCCGGTTACCTGAGAACCATCCATACCCTTCTTGCTTTCCTCTTCACGAGCGAAAGAAGTAGATACAAGTTCTTCTCCTTCATCTGTCCGACATGCAACATATGCTTTGACATACACTCGACCACCAATCTCTACAATCTCATCCCACACTTGGAATGTAAGCTTGTGCTTCACAGACAAAGGCTTGAGAGATTCAAGGATGTCTTCGGCTGAACGATAGTTGTAGTTCCCGAAGCTGTTGCGTTGCCCTTTAGGGGCTTTGAGTTCCGCTTGCAATGCGCGGAGTTGTTTTGTAATACTCATGTTTGATATTGAATTGAATTAAGTAAATGAGATGGGTGAGCTTTGTTTCATCGAGTACCAGCTCTCACACAAGACCCGTCGCAGGATCTCCCTGCGCACCATACGCCCACCCGTGTCACCGTTGTGACAGTTCTTTGATTTTTCCGTGCATGTCTGCGTAATGTATCATCGAATCAACTACACCAACAAGAGAGTTTTTGAGGTGAAGCATGCACATCTTGCTGTCAATACCCATTAGTGACTCTGATAGATGTTCGATGTATTCATCAGAGATTTCTTCGGTGTGTGATTTGAAGTCATTTAGCAGTTGGCTTAGCGGTGTGCTAACCCATTCATCTACACCCATTTCTACGATATCCTCTGACGCAAACACATATGCTACGTGTTCACACTTGTTGTGGTTTACGTTGTAATTTTTACTGATGTAACGGACTGCTTGTTCGTTATTCATGAAAGCTGATTTCTTGATAAAAAATTTCTTCTCCTTCGCATACTCTGTTTGAAGCTACTTTTAATGAAGGGGTTACAAATTCCACACCATGTCTGGTGTAGGTGTAAATATACTGAAAATTTTCTAATTCTTCAATCATTTGATGTGTTTTTTCGCTTTAAGCTTCCTTGACTTTAGGTAAAGTTCGTAATATTTTCTGCCGAGAGATTCCCAGTTTGGTTTCTTTCCGAAGGCGTTGACTCCAAGTTTTTTACCTCCCGTATATGCTTTACTCTCCCAATGTTCGTAAGCATTGATGTACTCATCAATCATCTGTTCGTATGTCTCTGATTCGATCATGATTATCGTGGGTCATGCCAACCCAAATTTATTTTTGATTCAAAATTGTTTATTGCGCACTCAACGTACATCTCGTTCTCGCATCGCAAGATGAGACCCCATAGGTCAGTCATGTATGTCTTTATTTCTTCTTCGCTCATCAAATCTCTCTGTTG